GCTATTAGAACCCGCGGCGTCATCATCATCACCAAGACCGGCACCAAGACCGGCACCATCATTACGCACATCCTCGTTTACTGGAGATATATTGCGTGGGCTATTATTAATCGTGTCTACACGTGAATAGCTGCGAATATCATAACGACACATTGGGCATACTGAATTATGACCAAACCATTCATATAAATTATCGCGATTGAACGTGTGTCCACATTGGATAATCTGTGTAACGTTATCCGTTGCTCCGAATGTGTCGCGGGTGATTGGACATGTATTATTTTGTGGCGAGACGATATTTTCAAATGTATCGGTATTCGTTGCGGAATTTATCTCTAATGCGGATGGAATATTTGCCCTTCTTGTAATTCTATGATTAGGTGTAAATAAACTATTAAATCGTAATCGCGCATTTGATGAAGATTGTGATGGTGTAGTGGTTACTGGTGGAATATTATTCGCCTGTGGTCTCCTATTAACACCCTGTGTCTCGGTTGTAGCCGTTTGGGGTCTATTAATCGTCTGTAAGTTAGTATTTAACCCAGTATTACTTGGGGAATCGTTATATTGAAAATAACTGTATGGGCTGTGAGTATTTGCCGTATTACGATGATTGATAAGTTGTCTCATATTTCTCTCCTGATGACTCATTAGGTTCACCATATTATTCATAAGTCGTCTGCTCATATGGACATCATCAACATAAGTGTTATTTTGCATATGTAATACTATAATATAAATATGTTTAAATAAATGTTTTGAATAACCTATAACATAATGACGAATAATTTTGATGAATATAAAGATAAAGGACTAACGGGATTAGCAAATGTGGGAAATACGTGCTATCTAAATTCGTGTATGCAGGTGCTATCACATACATACGAACTTAACGATTTCTTAAAGGAAAAGAGCTATAAGAATAAGATTAATCGCAAACCCGAATCGGTATTGCTTGTAGAATGGGACAAGCTTCGCGAAATGATGTGGAGCAGTAACTGTACTATTGCTCCACATGGGTTCGTTCAGTCAGTACAGCAAGTAGCCATTCTTAAGAACAGAGATATTTTTTCAGGGGACAGTCAGAATGATATTCAGGAGTTTCTAATTTTCATTATTGATTGTTTTCATGGCGCATTATCGCGCGAGGTTGTTATGCAGATAACAGGTGATGTTAAAAACACAACTGATAGAATGGCAAAGTTGTGCTACGAAATGATGAATAATATGTACACAAAGGAGTATTCTGAGATGCTTGATATATTTTACGGCATTCATATTTCTAGAATCATTTCTCTGGATGGTAATATTCTGTCGGACAGACCAGAGCCGTTCTTAATCCTTAGTTTACCGATACCGGATAAACAATCTCTGTCGTTATTTGACTGTATGGACGAGTATTGTAAAAATGAGGATTTATTTGGAGAGGACGCGTGGATGAACGATAAAACTAACGAGAAGCAAGACGTGCAGCGTGGAATCATATTCTGGAGTTTACCCGAAGTATTGATTATTGATTTAAAGCGATGGAATGAACGAGGAGATAAAAATAACAAAATGGTAGATGTCCCACATTCAAGTGTTGATCTAACCAGATACGTTTATGGATACAACAAGGAAAGTTACGTATATGATTTGTTTGGAGTGTGTAATCATTCTGGTGGCTCTGCCGGAGGACATTACCACGCAATCATTCGTAATGCAAACGGAAAATGGTATAACTTCAATGATACGTTGGTTAATGAAATCCCCGAATCTGAAATTATCAGTCCGTATACATATTGCTTTTTCTATCGTAAAAAAAAATAGTTAAGTAAATATATATGGCTACAAATAATGTTGTGGATATTCCCGATACAGTTATTAATGACGTGGATAATGAGCAAGAGGTTGATACTACACCGCAAGAGGTTGATACTACACCGCAAGAGATAGAGCCTGAACCCGATAAAGGGTTTGGTGAGTATTTATCAACATTAATAAAAAATAACGCATTTGTGATAATTTTAATAATTGTATTATTAGCGTATATATTCTTGTTTTCATCTTTAGGAAACAGACCTAATGCCTCATCTCCGTTATCTATGAATGGAATGATGGGTGCGAATGCTGGTGCGAATGCTGGTGCGAATGCTGGTGCGAATGCGATGAATTCCTTTACAGGCGCGGTAAAATCAGCCACCGCTAGTGTGAATGATAATGCCCCAAAAGCAAGTAATGGCAAATCAGGTAAATACTTATTGGAGTTATTTTTATGGTCAATCTTTGTTCTGTTAATTATGTTAAATGGTGTGCTGTATATCTTTAATGTGGATGTAGTGACTAGTGTTACAAATTTATTAGGGAACGTTCCACAGGTGGAAGTGATTGTTGATACCGATGGTGTAAAAAAGATACAAAAGGTTAAACCAAAAGAGGTATATCATATTCCAGGCAACCACTATGATTATGAATCAGCAAAAGCAATATGTAAGGCACGCGATTCCAAACTAGCCAGTTATAGCGAAATGAGTAAAGCATTTGACAAGGGTGCTGACTGGTGTGGATATGGTTGGTCTGAGGGTCAAATGGCGTTGTTTCCCACACAGATGGAAAAGTGGGAGAAACTCCAAAAAATTGATGGTCATGGAAACGACTGTGGGCGTCCTGGTATTAACGGTGGCTACATTGATAATCCCGATGTTCGCTATGGTGTCAATTGCTTCGGAGACAAGTCTAAGATAACTGCGTCAGAAGCACTGTTAATGTCGGAATCGACACTTTATCCTAAAACACAGAAGGAATTGGATTTTGATAAGAAGGTCGATTATTGGAGAACAAAAATCCCAGATATTTTATTGGCACCATTTAACCATAACAACTGGAGTATTTTATAAAAAATCTATTTGATAATTTATAATATAATTAACGGCGTTTATTAGTTCTAATTCTGGTTTTTTTTTTCCGGTTTATTTTCAATCTTTTTTTTGTTTGTTTTTTTGTATTTATTTGGGCTAAATTAAACAGCTTATCGTATATTGAATTATCTATTATATTTGTGGTTTTTTCACTATATCTTGGTGTTAGTTTGTCTTGAATGAATAATAATCCGGCAGGCACCGCCAGATCATCAAAGAGAGAACTAACTTTATTAAGGACTTTTTTACCACTATTCATTGTTACAATTGCTGGATTGTTAGAGTTTAATAGTATATTATTAACCTTGAACCCTCCACATATAGTTTCATTATCTGAATTCTTGGTAATAATTAAATCATCTAAAGAAAAAGACATATATAATAAGGGTCTAATATTTACTTTTGATAAGAACGTTTAATCTCACTTGATATCTTTACCTCTCTTGAATTTTTAATCACGTCCATAATAGATGTAACGTCGTCTTCTTCTGGTATGCACTTCTCCAAACATTTTTTTATGTATGTTAGAGTTAGACCTGTACTTTGACGCGTGGTTCCGAACTTTAGTGAGCCATTATTAATATTGATGGTCGTGCTATTTAAATTTTCGGTCTCTACATAATCCAATATCGTATCGCTAATTTCGCTCCGTTTATTTTTCATATTTTTCAGCGTGTCGGACATATTCTTAATTTCGTTGTCAACCATGACCCACTGCTTGATATTTTCTTGAAATCCATCCATTATATGATACCACTGATAAATTATATTTATGTTTGTTTCGCATATTGTATTACATAATAAGACAATATGTGATGTATAAGATTTTCAGAATTTAACCTTCATAGACTTACGTACGCTCTTAAGTCCATTGGAAAGACCCTTTTTATTATTACGCGTTTTGTTCTGGAAGAACTGCTGAAGCGTAAGAAGGCCAAACGGTAGAAGCGCGTTCGTAACCATACTTCCGCCCTTCATTGTCCGCTTCTTACCGCGACGCGACTTGCGAACCTTTTTTTTGCCGGTTTTATTGCGCCGTCTCCTGCCGCCACCCATGATAGCTAATAAATCACCTCCTTTCATTATAATATACTCAAAGAAAAAATCATATTGATTGAAAAGGGGTCTTATTACGAAGAAGAAGAATAAATATTCCTAAATGTAAGAGGAAACTGATGATAACAAATATAAGGGATAGATAAATATATGGGTATATTTCGATAAGGATAATTTCTATAAGTGGTGTCATTAAATTTTTGAGTTCGTTTTTAACATCATCTCTCCGTATTACTTCTAAACATTGTTCTATAAGGGTATTTTTCATATTAATATTAGTATCTATATATTTATGTTGAATTTAATGCGTCTTAATAGTAGCTATATTATATATTAAATTTTTAATGGACCTATACAAACCAACAAAAGAGTTTGATTTTAATTTATTATCTTTAGAAAGTCCGCAATCTATTCAGGGAGGGACACATTTTACTAAAATAAACATGAACAATGACAAACCCCTTTATATTCAGATGCCTAAATGTGCCACCAAGCAAGGTGTGGTTAAAACAAACAGAGGAATGTATTCCGACCTTCTATATAATAAAAACAATAGTGAAGCTCTCATTGATTGGTTATTGGCTCTTGAAAAACACTGCCAATCAAAAATAAATGAGAGGAGGGAATTATGGTTTGTAAGTGAAATGTCCGAAGATGACATTGAAACTTATATGACACCTGTATACCGTCTGTATAAGTCTGGTAAAAATCTTCTCATACGAACTATGATAGATGTAGACAGAGCAACAGGTACAGGTAAGTGTATGGTATATGACGAAAATGAAGATAAATTAGAATATTCTGCGCTCGGTGACAGTAATATAATACCACTTATTCTAATCGAAGGAATAAAATTTACTTCAAAAAGTTTTGATATTGAAATTAAGTTGGTTCAAGCGATGGTATTAAATAAAGATCCGGAAGTAATGCAGACGTGTTTAATTAAGAGGGATGGGGAAAGTAATAGTAAAATAGCGATATCTCCTCCAGTCGTCGAAGCACCTCCTCCAGTCGTCGAAGCACCTCCTCCAGTCGTCGAAGCACCTCCTCCGGTCGTCGAAGCACCTCCTCCGGTCGTCGAAGCACCTCCTCCGGTCGTCGAAGCACCTATTAAT